TGCCGAGCACAGGATGATCAGCCGTGTAGCCGTCTGGAAGCTCTGATAGGTCGTATGCTGCCGCATCAATGGTCAACACTGGCGCAACGTAAGATACAGTCGGCTGATCATCGTCAGACCTTAATGGCGAAAAATTAACTGTCAGCATCAGTACCACCTCCCGTAAGCCACCAGTTCAAAATCGCAAACGTCCCCCGAAGCAAATCCCGCATTACTCCGCGCCCTAAGCGGCAAAGACGTGATCGAGCCTGCCGCTGCCGGTGCTTCTGCGTTCCAGAAAACAATGAACCCAGTGCCGCCGCGCCTTACCTGCCCAGTGCCGGGAATCACAACAGGCAGCGAGCCAACATAGGCTGCCGGATAAGTCCAAGCGCCGCGCAGTTCGCTGGATGATGCGAAAAAGCTCACAAGAACCCTCGCGTAGCAGATCAAAGTGCCGTCTGCATACTTAATGAAATTGCCGTTTGCATTGCTCCCGATCTCAATTATTGCCCCGACAGGTACGCCGCCCACTTGAGATACGGCTCCGATGATGCTGTCTCGACTATAAAGCGAGCCCGTTGTTCCGAGTGCCGTGCGGATTGCTGCGCTCCCCAGCCCCAACGCACTCCGCCCCGCAGCAGCATCAGCACTGGCAACAAGGCCGCGCCCAAATACCGAGCTGATGCCATTCCACCAAGCCGTTATAGCCTGCCGCACTCGCAGCGCTGTCCAAGCCCGCCGCGTAGTCGCTGCACCTGCCTCGGCCTCGGCTTGGTCTACCGTCGCTGCTGTCCACTCGCGGGCGTCGGTGAATCTTGCGTCACCCGTGCTGGCTTTACCCGACAGCGTAGTGGTAAGAGCAGCATTGGTAGGCAGCGCCCCGAGCTTGGTTTGCTCGCTAGTCGTGTAGTCCTCGGTGCTTAGCTGTTTGCCGGCGACCTTATCGACCTTGGCATCAAGCGCGTTTTGCAGCCCGGCAATATTGCTTATGCCGAGCGCATCCAGCGTGGCCCGGTTCAACTCGATGAAGTCAACAATCTCTTGCAGGGTATCGAGGTTGATATTGTCGGAGTTGAGCAGTGTCTCGATGTTGTCGATCAGTCCTTTCAGCACAACACCCTGATTTGCACTCAGAGGGCGTGCCGGGTCGTTCGTGATCAGGTTATCGGCAATAGCAGACAGATTGATCTTTGCAGCGGCAACGGCATCCAACTCCGCCTGCGTGGCCATATCCACAGCAAAGCCGGGGTTCGGGAACGTGCCAGACAGTACGCCCCCTGCGCCGCCTGTTGGGGGGCGGGCATTGCTCAGGCGTGCGTCGGTGTCGTCAACCTTTTCATCCAGCAGCGTATCCACTTCGCCCTTGCTATACCGATCCGCCAGAGCCAGCGTCACCTGCTGCACAAAGGCCAGATAGTCGTCGCCATCCACCTTTTCGCCAAATAGCGCCATCAGGTCAGCCTGGGTCGTAATGTCGCCAACAATGCTGCCCCATGGACGATTGAGTGGATCAGTCATAATCTCTGTGCCATCTTCCAGCACAATGACCAGTCGGCCATCTGCGTCGAAGTCGGCAGAGGCTACGGTGGGGCCGGGCCTGCCGCGCACTGCGGTTTTGACTACAGATTTGCCCGGACCCTGGCGCACAGCAATGACTTTATTCGACACGGGTCACCTCATTAGCAAAGCAGAAAGGGCTTACAGCAACCAAGGGGTACACGCGGCCAGATGGATCAATAGCCTCGGCATCCCATACCCCCGATATAAGCGGCAGCATTTCAGCCGCAGCGGCGGTCAGCTTCATCGTAAAGGTGCTGGATGCCGGATCTACCAGGAACTGCCCGTCAGCGCCTGGCTCAGTCGTGAAGGTCAGCACTGGCTCAGTATCGCCAATGCGCCGCCGAAACATCGCGCGCGCGGTCCAGCCTGTGAGGTCGGCCAGCGCCGGATAGCGCACCACGCCACCACCAGACCATGTGCGCCGCCAACATTGACCTACGACAAAACGGCCTTCGTCATCGAGTAGGCTCACGGTGTCTGCATCCACTACGCGCACGCTATAGTCGCCATTCAGCTCTTCAGGCTTGTTAACGCAATCAATCGTGATAGGCCAGTCATCGGGCAGGCCATGGGCAGGAATGGTAATGCGTACCGGAACCAGCGACGGCACCCCTGTTATCTCGATAGGGGCGCCGTCACCCTCGGCATAGAAAAGGGCTTGTTCAAACGTCTTGCCCTTGGGGATAATCAGCTCAACAATAGGGGCGCTCATGGCATGCTCCAGCAATTTTCCATGACGCTATGTGACTGGCTTTGGTAGTCAACTAAAGGGAATCAGGGAGACACAATGAACAAGACAGCACGCAATATCACGATGGCAGCCCTGCTGGGGCTTGCCGCCTATGTCGCAGTCGGCCAGATAGCGAAGCCCTCAGAGCCGCAGACATTGGCAGAGGGTCTGGCGATTGCCGCCAAAAGGCTGAATAAGGAAGAGCCCGCCAAGCTGCATGAATGGGCGGTGCGCACTAATACCGTGGCCGAGGGAAATACACTGACCTACAGTATAACTATGCCCCTCCTACCTAGCTCGGATCTGGATACGGACTCAATAATGGACCTGCATAACGAGCTTAAAGGCATGATAGTGCGCGAGGCTTGTGTCGACCCTGTGATGATGGCCGGCATGCGCCAGGGCGCCAGTTATCGCTATGAGTTCCACACCAACGACGGCAGCATGGTATCGGGGTTCGCAGCCAACAAAACGGCCTGCCTGCAAATGGGTATACGGTAATGCGCCCCGCGATCGGGGGCATCCTCATGGTAGCGGGTATGATATGCCTAATGGCCCAGCCGTTTATCGGCGTGATCTTGCTGGGTATTGGCTACTGGCTATACGACATATCATCACCGGCAGAGCGTAGCGCCGCCGCCGGTAACTTCTTCGGCATTGGCGTCCTTGCCATGATCATCCTCGGCATAGCCTCCCTGCTTTAGAACTCGGCACCCGCCATGTCGACGATCTTCTTCGCCAACTGATTACTGCGATCCTGCAGCTCGTTCAGTCTGCGCCGCTTCTCGGTACCGCTCATTTCCTCGTTGTCGTAGATGGCCGTCATCTGCTTACGGATGCCGCCGAACTGTTGCCGCGCCGAGCCCAGGGCGCTGCGATACTTGAGCTTGTTGCCCTCCTTCTCCATCAACGCCTCGGCTGCATCCACTCGACCCTCTTCGCGATACGACCGCATGGTCCGGTAAATCTGGTCAGCCTCGCCCAGCATGTCGTAGAACTGCGTGTGGTATTGGGTTGAGCGCGGATCTTTGCCGCTATACAACACCTTGGCCACTGGCAGGTCAGACAGCCTGCGATCAGGTGCTTCGCCTGGCTGACCCATGTCCGCGATCAGCGTGGACATCGACAGCACATACCCGCCTAGCGTGCCGGTGTAACCCTGGATCAGGTGATCAATCTGCTTAGGGGATATCCCCATCGTAGGCCCGGTGACCTGGCCCAAGGCAATGCCGAGCGCACTGGTGCGATTATCATAGCGCGCTTCTGGCAACTTCCCTTCATCGGCCATGCCCTCAATCGGCATGTCGCGGAAGAAGTTACGGTTAGCCTGAATCTCTCGAATCGGCTGGTAGAACTGCGGTACCGGATTGAAGGCCAGCGTCTCGAAGAAGCCTCGAGCAACAGCGCTGGTCAACTGCTCACCTGTCTGGTTGCCGGTCATCGCCATCAACATGCGCTCAGGAATAGTGCCGAACACAATGCCCAGTTCAAACGGCTTGGGTATGCGGAAATGCTCTTCGCCCAGCCAGATATGCCAATGCATATCCTTATCCCACTCTGGCAACTCCTTGTATCGCTCATCATCGCCATTGAGCCCGGCAAGCAATACGCTGAATGCCGCAATGTATCCGCCCTTGATAGCAATCTCTTTTGCGATCAGGCTCTTGTCGCCCTTGGCTGCACGACCCAGCTTGTACAGACCTTGCAGCCTGGCGTTCAGGAATGGCACCACGTCGGTGAACCACTGCGCTGCCGCAAAGTTACCGCGCAGGCTGTAGTCCATCAGATCCTTGGCCTCGAATGCCGCCTCGCGCTTGGACTTGCCTGCAGCAATCGATGCTTTGTAGGTAGCCAGACGGTTGGCGTTCTCGATCTTATCGCCCACGCCACGGTATTTCTGCCAGCCCTGAAGCAGCAGATCAGACATCTGCGCAGGCGTCGTGATCAGTGAACTCATGTGGCGATCGCGCGCCGCCTTGCCCATGCCTTTCTTTTCCAGGGCTCGGCGGATAATTTGCGCTGCGGCCTCGGGATCATTGCCATGCACATAGCCGCCTTGGAAGCTCGAGCCGGAAAACATCATGTCGCGGTAATCCGGATCTTCGGCAAAGGCCTGCTTGAGCCCTTTCAAAGAGTCGATGCCCAGCTTGTACCCGTCCTTGTTGATGACCCAGGCATGCGCCGCATCACGGATGAAGTTACGCAGGATGAAGTCAGGCGAAGCCGTCACGCCGGTAGTCAGCAAACGCTTGAAGGCGCGGCCGATCTTGGTCACCGGATCATTGAATACAGTGCCCTCGATATGCTTCAGGCCGCGCAGCAGCGATTCATCGTTGACCTTGTAATACTCGCTCTTGCCATCACGCTGCGCCCGAATGACATCAGGCTCGGTCGGTGCGACCCGGCCCCATAGCTCTTCGTAGCCTCGGGTATCCAGCTTGTTAAGCTCATGCGCGATCTCAAGATGGTTGGCCGTTTCGTCCAGGCCTAATTGCTCGGCCCAGAACTCCAGCGCCACCCGATCGCCTTTGATCTTCTTGACCACCTCATTGCGCGGCACCACCATGCGCTGCCATTTAAGATCCTGATTGGTCAGATAGTCTGATCCTTTCAGGTTATCCACGACCTCAAGCAAGGCCTTGTTCTTCAGCGAAGCATCCAGGCGCTTAGTCCAATTGGTCAGAATGTTCTCGAGCAGATCATTGGTCGGCACCTTGCCGCCCTTCAGCGCCTTGATACCGGCACTCTGGTGCGACAGTCCTTTCTTGCCACGCGGCGCCGTAAACAGGCCTTCCTCGGTCACGCGGTAGAACGGAACGTAATACTCCGTCGCCCACTTGGCTCGATCATCACCCTTGACCAGTCCAGCCTCTTGCGCAACATCAAGCACCGCCTCGTTGATCTTGGCGTACTCACGGTACACGCGCTCGAACAGCGCCGCGTTATCCCCGCCCAGTGCCAGCAATTCATCAATCTCGGCATCGGACAGGTTATTCTCGCGGCCCTGCTTCTTGAGCATCTGCGCACGCTTACCGCCTAGCCAGCCCAGCCAATCGGTCAGGTTGTCGTTACCCAGCTCGCCCAGGATGTCCAGCAGGCCACGGGTGTCCGCTCGCGGCGCGATGATGCCGCCACTCCATTCCGGCGCGCCGTAGTGCATGACCGCGTGCATCACGTCCGCAATACCTGTAGCCATACGCGCAGACACATAGCCTTGGCGGTTTGGATCGGTCACGCCTACTGCTACCTCGGCCTCTTTAATTCCGTTGAGTCCGTCGAATACCCCCTCCTTGGCGCGCTTGCCCCAATCGGCCAGCAGATTGCGAAGGTCGCCGGTCTGCATGGCCGTGATCTTCTCACGCAGGGTTTTGGCTGCCTCCGGCTTCAGACCCAGCTTGCGCAAGGCTTCGTCGGTCACGGCCTGATCAGACAGGCTAAACCGAATGTCGTTGTTGCCGGGGTCGAAGTCGCCATTGTTATCTGCGTCCTGCCCTTCAGCTTCCACGCTGAATAGACCGTCGCTGGTCACAACATAGTTTTCCGCCAGGTAGCGCTTCGAGTCGGCCAGCATCCTTATGAGATCCGCCTTATTCCACCGAATATCAGCCCCGAAGCGCTGGCGTAAGAAGTTGCGTACAGCCGCGATGACGCGCTGCAGCAGACTGTTCTGCGGGTCCGTCTCAGACAGAATAGCAACGTACTCTTCGCCCACGGTCTGCTCGGCTACCGCCTTGGTCATTTCATCCAGTTGCTTGCCGTAGCGCTTGATCAGCATGTCCCGCACGTCTTTGGGCATGTCCCGATACACCTGACGCATCACGCCGTTCAGGCGATTGCCCAGCACACCTTTGATCCCGGCATGGCCGACCACTTCATGTAGCGCCACTGCATAGGCCCGATCGACTGACTCCAGATTGGCCGCGACAATATAGGCCCGTCCATTGCGGTACACGCCACCTACCCGGCCCTGCCAGCCACGGCGCTCGATCGCGACCTGTATGTCTTCAGGCAGCCCTGCCTCAGTCTCCACTGCAATGACCGGAATGCCCTTGGCGCTCAGCTCGCGGGCAACGTCTTTAGCCTGATCCAGGGTGATACGCGCCTTTGGCTTGGACGACGTTGTGCGGAAACGGATGTCATTATTCTGCGGATCAAAGTCGCCGTTGTTGCCGATGGCTGATTTGATTTGCTCTGGACTGTAGGCAACCAAGTCACCGATCTGCCCGTTAGGCCTGATCTGGATTACTCCATCATGCCCTGCATCAACCGCCATCTGCTTAATCTTTGAACCGTCTAGGTTTTCTCCGACAAGATCCCTGTAATTTTTACCATCCGGAAGGCGAGTAACTAGGTCGCTTGATGTCGTCAGAACAAGCGGGTTCTTTATAGATGCGTAAGCAGGGATCAATCGCGCGCCGTCTCCCTGCCTCAGAGCGTAACTGTTTGCATTATCCACCGACGCAGAGAAGTAGTGCCCTCGGCCCCATAGCCCTCGGTCATTGGCCCCGGTCTTTGAATTATCAAACGAATCGAAGTCTGCAGCAGTTCCGTGATACACCACCAGCGGCCGACCTTGCTCATCCACTACCTTGCTATCGCCGAACCAGCGCTTGAACGCATCCGTACCAACTGCGCCTGCCGCACGCTGAAACATCGGCTGGTCAGATTCTGCTGGCAGCGCCCGGTCAGCCGCAATGGCTGCTTGGCGGGCTCCGCGCAGCTCGAAAGCAAGATCCGTGACGCCGAGCTGTGACATATCCGCATATCCGCTATCACGCAGCCACGCACGCATCATGCCTACAAACTCTTCAACGATCCGACGCAGCGTGCCAGTTGTCTCGCCCATGTGCGCCATCAGCTCTTCCATCAACACCAGGCCACGGCTCTCGCTGCTGGTCGTCGGGTCGCCAGCCAAGCCCTGCTCGTAATCGGAGAGGTCTATCCCCTGCTTCTTCGCCAGATCGCGGACGCCTTTCAGCCCGCCTACTCCGCCCAGCAACTTGCCGAGCTTGAAGCGCAGACCTCTGCCATACTTTGCGCGCAGGCCGAAATGCACGTAATGTTCGTGAAACATCGCGCCCACCGCTTCCTCTGCTGTCGGGAATCGGTCGTCAACCATATAGGTAGTGCCGCGCCAATGAACCGCCCTTACCTCTCCAGGCTGAATGCCCTGGTTCGCAGCTGCATCTTTGATATCAGATGGAAGCTCGGGATAATCAAGAAATCGAAACCGACGGGAAATGGTGTCATTACCCATCTTCCCGACGGCGAGCTTTACTACATCCCCCCTCGAAACAAAGCCAGAAGCACCGACGCTACGCCGCTGGAATAGCACGACATTACCGTCGTCGCCCTCCTTTGACTCGACCACATTGAAGAAATTGTCATACGCCGTGCGCACTGCCGGGATCTCAGCTGCTTCTGGATACGGATACCGGCCTCCCTCTTCAATACCCATGCCTTCCGCTGCCGCCCAGTATTCAGGTGACACGATATTGGCCAGATAGTCGTTCGAAGCCCCTTGATCGCGCATCTTCTCGATCGCATAGCTCTCAAAAGCCCGAGCGGTCATTTCCCGCGTCGTACTCCAGTACGCCTTAGATCGAGTGGTATCCAGGGACTGTGAGCGGGCCAGCATGCCGGAGCGGTTTACAGTTCGAGTAACTTCGCGGAATGCCTCGACTACTTCCTGCCTTACGTTGCCGTCAGGCGAGCCCTCGGTTGCAAAGGACTGGCTGCTTGCCGCCCCGCGCGCCCGGGTGAAGTAGTTATCCAGGGCATGCCACCATTCATGAGCAAGCGTGCCGGCGCCGTCATTCTTGGTCAGGTTGATGACAATGCGCCCAGACTCATAGTGCGCAGCTGCTGAATTCTTGCCGCCCTTCCCCCGCGCACCGAATGCCAGACCCAGCTCGCCATTAAGAGACAGTGCGCGTGCAGGCACATTCAGGATGCCGGCCAGGTCCAGCAGAGCATCATAGGCCCGGTTCATATCCTGCTGACGGCGACCCTGTTCGACGTAGTTGCCGAACTGCACCCCCCGAAATCCAAAAGCCTCGGCAAACTCTTCAGGGCTCACATCACCATTGGCGCGGTGATCGGCACCAACTCGAGGTGAATTGGTTTCTTTGCGGTGCTTGGGCAGATCCTTCATCTTGGCCAGCGTCGACTCAAGCCCTTCCTGATTATCTTGCAGGTGGGCGCGCGCCTCCTTGGCTGAATCGAACCCATCTTTGATACGCACCACTTCCTTGCCGATCTTCTTGCCAATGAAGTAGTCGGTCGTGCCGCGAGTGCTGTAAATGCCGAAACGGACAGTCTTGTCTGCCTTCGCCGTCACGGAATCCAGCTTTTGATGGATCGCCTTGAATTTCTCGATCACCTCGGTCTTGGTGTCAGCGGTTGCCAGTTGACGCGGCATATTTCCAAACGCCCCGCTTTTCACTTTGCGCTCAATCGACCACTTCACCAAGGGGCGATCCAGCTTCACTCCGTTGAATATGGTGTAGGAGCCGCTGTTGACCGCAATCCCTTTCAGCGACTTACTGTGCCCGACCACCTCGTACAGATCCACCTTGTCGACGAACTCACGAAGCACGGGATTTTTGCCTGCCTCGGCCTTCATCTTGGCGGCATACTCGGGATCGGCCATCACTTCCTTGGACATTTCACGCAAGGCCTCGACCTTGGTTACCCATCCGCGCAGCTTCCAGGCCACCCGAGGCTTGGGCGGAATCTCTTCACGCGCAGCCCGGATCAGGCCGACGGTCCAAGGGTCGGCGCCATTTTCTACCAGCTTCTGGTAATCCGGCTCCGGCCACGCCTGGGTCAGCGTAGACGCCGCAATATCCAGCGACTCGGCATCCTTGAGCTTTGATGCATAGTCCTTTCGCGCACCTTCCAGCTTCTCGCCGAAGTCCTCAATTCGCTCTTGCGGCGCAGGGTTGGACGTATCTGCATTTGCACTCGCAATCGTGCGCTGCTGCGGAGTCTCACCTGCCATGTTGGCGCGCGCCTGCTCGAGCGGTTCAGATTCGCTATCGATTACCTGAGTGTCTGCCGTATTTGCTGGAGGCTGGGCGGCGACTGATTCATCGCGCTCAATCGCAGCCCTTCGCGCGCCAATAGCATCATCCCCCATCAAAATAATACTCTTCTGGCTCGTTACACCGGAACCAAGTTTTGCTGACACGCCTTCTGCTGTGATACCGCCAGCCACTCCGCCAGTGACCGTGTAGCTGGCTCCATCCCAATAAACGGCATCCCCAATACTAATATTGGTTGGCGGATACTTACTGCTGTTAGTTTGCGCGCCTTGTCCGTCTTGGCTTGCACTTGGAAATTCCCGAACAACCGCAAGCAGATTATTGATATTGCGGCTAAGTCGAATGATCCGCACGTCCTCACCGGCATCCCGTTTGGCTATCCATTGATGATGTCCGTCGAGCACGTGCCCGTCACGCGATACCAGAATTGCTCGATCACCCCCCTCGTATTCCTTTGCCGCCTCGACCTTCTTGCGCGAAAACTCGGCCTGGGTAGGCTTGAGACTGGTAGCAGGAACGGTCGACTCGGTATGGCGAACGCCGCGGGCCTTAAGGAAATTGACCATGGCGCCGCGGTGCTCGGCCTTGATCTGCGGCATGTCTGCACGCGGAATACCCAGGGTGCCGGACTCTGCGGAAAACTGCGCCCAGTCGCCGTCAATGTCAGCGCCCTGAATAGAGGGGATTTGATTGTCGTCACGCTCCGGCGTCACTGCAGGCGCAGTGACCGGCTCAGGCGTATTAGTGGAAAGTAGATCCACCTGCCCGGCAGCCGCACCCACATCAGCGGTACGGTTCGATCCGGTCAGCGAGAAGTCATTGCGTTCGGAATCAGCACGGGTGCGCTGTTCCTGTTGAGTGCGTGCGGCAGTGTCGGCCTGATCGGCATCGAGGCGCGCACGCTCCTGGCTGGCTAGCTGCTCTTCGGTTTGGCTTTCGAGGTCGAAGTCGTCGGGCTCTCGTCCAGCGGGTAGGGTTTGGCCGTCTTGGCTATCCCTGTCTCGGTCCCCCGATACCCCTTGCTGTGCAGGAACTTGGCCGCGAGCTTGGACTGTTGAGCGGTAATCGGCATTGTCTTCACCTTCACTGTTGTCGCCCGCCATGCGGGTCTGTTCGGTAGTATCGTCCAGCGCGATCAAGTCGCGGCGGATCGAATCGATGTCTTCAGGCGTCAGATCATCCAGGCTGAACGGCTCGAACTTGCCATCAAGATAAGCGTAAAGCTCCGCCTCGTCCTGCTCATCGAGGTCAAACTGGCGACCGCCAATCTGGTTGTCGACGTTATTGCGGCGCGACTCCAGGTTTATCTCGCGATCGATCTCTTGAAGGATAGCTTCATTCTGTTCGGCTTGCTGCTGGTCGACGCGCATTTCATCGGTCATATCCAGCATTGTCGCGATGAACCGGGCCTGTTTGGGTCCAAGCGACTTACCTGCAAGCGCCTTCTCGACGACCGCCTTGGCTTGATCGACAGATCCCGGCTTAACGCTGGGGTCCATGTTCTGCCACCACAGCGGATTGATCGACGGGGTACGCCCGGTAATCACGTCATTGGCATTGCGTACATAGGCAACGTCGCCGCCCTTGGTCAACTGCGATACCAGGCCTTGCACGCTGTTGCGATACGGCTCGGCCAGCCAACGGCCGGCACCTTGCTTGTCGGCCAGATCAAGGCCGGCCGGCATAGTGTTAGTGTTGCGTGGTTCTTCGCCTCGCTGCAGCGCCTCACTGGCCTGCACGTTCACCCGATTGACGAACGCGCGGGCCTGGCGGTCTGCACGCTCCTGCTCGAGCGCGGCCACTTTGGTGCGGTCCTGGCGCCGCGCTTCTTCAGCCGGGACGGTATTGGGCTGCACGCCTACCGGGCTCTGGCCTTCATTAAGAGCCTGGCGCATACCCGCATTGATCGGCGGCATGCCTTGGGCTTCTGCCTGCATCACGCCGTCGACATTGCGGATAGGGCCAACATTCTGCGCATTGCCCTGACCATCGACATACATAGCCTGCTCTGGTGCCGGCAGGGCCAATACGGGGGCAGGTGCAGGCAATTGCGCTGCCGCACGCGACAGTGCGCCGGCTGCAGGGTCTGGACGATCAACTGGCAGGGGCGCCGGGTTATCTTCGGTCGGGGTTGGCTGGACTTTGGATATTGCGGCTGCACTCGCGCTCACTGCGCCGCCTGTCATCGCGCCGGCTGCAAAGTCAGCAAAGGTGTCGTCGGTAATATTCTCGGTAACGTCCAGGCCATAAGCCAGATTGCGGGCACCGGTTGCGCCCATGTTCTCAACTACTTCCTGCGCGCCCTCACCGACCGCGCCTGTTGCGCCACCTGCCGCGATACGTCCGGCCTTGCTGTTGACGGCTCCGCCCATGATGGAAGGAAGGGCTTTACCGCTCGCAATTCGACTTATCAGCGCGCCGCCTACTGCGCCGCCGCCGACGCCAAACGCGCCTGCGCCCACGGTAGAATACAGCGCACCTCGATTGGCTAGCGTGTCTCTTGCTTCAGCCTCTGGGATACCTGATGCGCGCAGCTCGGCATAGGCCGGCAGCTCTGCCTGAAGATCAACGTCGGCCATCTGCCCATACTGGTCAGCAAAGCCCTTGCGCGACTCTTCTGCTGCTGCGCCGCCCGCCTGCAATCCGCCCGATACACCGCCCGCTACTTTGGCCGCTGTTGCGCCGCGACCCAGCACGCCCACTGCAGGCAGTACGGTTGATGCCGCAGAGCCCAGCCCTTGCGCCAACGTCATTGCATAGCCAGAACCGGTTTCAGGCATGGTCCAGGTGTCCGGCTTGAACAGATCCCCGCCCGCCGTGTCACGCATGGCTGCCTGACCGCCCGCACTAATAGTGTCGCGGATCGATTTGACTGGCGCCTCGAGCGGATTAGCTGCGCGCAGGTTGGTTCCTGCAACGGCATTGATGCCCGAGGCAAGAAGCTGGCCGCCGCCTTGGAAGCCATAACCCACACCCTCGATCGCCGAGGCACCTACCTGCTTGGCAAAGTCGCCGACCGACGCCTTGGGTTTGACGCGATCATTGAAGTCGAGGTCGTCCAGAATGCTAGCCATTAGTTCGCAACCTCAATGCCGTTGCGTCTGGCAAGCTCAATCACTTCCGCCTCGGAAATACCTTCTGCTTTAGCCTTGGCTGCCACTTCGGCGCGCGTCACGGTACGCCCTGCTTGCTGCACTCCCCTTTCTTGCGGACTGCCGACCTGTTGGCCGGTCAAGGTATCCAGGGCTACGCGACCAATAAGAGGCGCGCCCATAGCGTCCTCGCCCAAAATTACGTCTTGCAGCATGTACCGGTCTTTGCCCGAGACTGTCAGTGCTTGGAATGACCGCTCAGCCTGCGCCCGCTCTTCTTCGGACAGACGCGGGTCGGCAATGCGGCTTTGCAGGTCTTGGATGCGCTGCTCAGCTTCTGCTGAACGATCACCTTGAGCGACTTGCTGCAATCCGGCCTGAAGACTGGCTATGCGCGCAGACCCGCCTGCAATCTGCTGCTGATTATTGTCGCGTATCTGCCTGTTGTTCTCGCTAGTGCGCTGGTTCTCGCGGCGGTTCAACTCCCCTTCCATGCCGCTTTTCCCTGAGTCGCGTACAACGGTCATGGGCACCGGGTTGCTTCTCTCCCTGCTCGTCTGCTGCATGATCTCAGTGGCGAGCAGGTTCTGGGCCATTGCTTCTCGGCCGCCCGACACGACGCTAAAGGTGCCGCCGGACTGCTTGTCTGAAGGCCTTGCTCCCTGCACAGCATCAGGTCGATCGGTAAATTCCATCACGCCGTCTGCGCCACGACGCGACACGGCGCCCGGTACGGACGTTTGCTGATAGGGCGATTGCGCGGCAGGGGTGACTGCCTGCGGCTGCGCTGCAACTTGCGGCTGCTCTACTGCAGGCGCTTGCGCAACTTGCGGTTGTGGTGCCGGCGCGGCAACTGGCTCTGCACCGCCGGGCTGTGCGGCTGCTTGTGGGATAGCGCCACTCAGGCCCAAGATGGCAGACTGTGGCGCTCGCATGATAGCGGCCGAATAATCTTGCACAGCTTGGCCGGCACGACCGCCCATCTGCGTCATCGCATCAGCCCCGCCTCGTCGGGTAGTTGGATCGCCCCCGGCCGCGCGCACCATCAGGTTTGTGCCCGCATCTGCTATTTGGCCCGCGCCAATAGATAGCGTCTTGGATGCGGCGCCGATCATTTCACTTGGTAAGGGGATGCGCGGCAAGTCTTTGCCTAGCGGGGATGCTTCAGGGGTTCTCACCGGACGATCGAACGTCATGTTCAGGTCAGAAGGGCGTGTACGCTTTTTGGCTTGATTGATATCGCCAGGAAGATCTGAAATAGCCATCGGGTGCTCCGCATGTTCGCTTTGCACCCGACGCTATGTGACTGAATCAGCAGATCAAGATACTTGACCGCTATACAGCTCTGCCTGCAGGGAGCCCTGGGCATTGGCTGCCGATCCGGCGGTGTCAGCAAAGGCAGCAGCAGCCCGTGCCAGCGCCTGATTCTGCGCCGCCCGCACATCGCCCTCCTGCATCTTGGTCTTATTGGTTGCATCCTGCGCACTGGCCTTGCCACTGGCCGCTTTGAGCCTAAGTTCCTCAAAGCCCAACTCGACGTTGTAGTAGCTCGACAGCGCGCTGGTCAGTGCGGAATAGGCTTGAGCCTTGGAACGCGCCAGATCCAGGTCGCGGTTCAGCACCGATACCCACTGGTTATAGAACGTCGCCAGTGACTGCATCATGCCCAGCTTAATCTGCGCTGCGGTACTGGCGGCAAACTTCACCAGATCCAGCTTGATCTCGGCATCGCGTACCGTTTGGGTGCGGTTGATATCGGCGATCGCTTCGCTTGCGCGGATCTCGGCATTGTTGAACGCAGCAAACATGGCGCCCGGCGGTACCGTGAACCCACGCTGGCTATACTCAGACCGTATCTGCGCCTGCTCGGTATTAGCCTGGCGGAAAGCTCGATCGCGCCCCTCATGCCAGACCGCCTCAAACACCTCACGACTCAGGCCGAATGGCGTCTGGCCGGTCAGGATGCCGCATGCCCACTCTTCTGGCTGGTACTTAGTGCAGCTATTGATATTGGGAAAGTATTTATCCAGCCACTTTTCCGTCTCGGCATTCAGGAACTGGATCGACCCACCCTTGGTATCGCCGCCCAGCAGGTCACCAATGGCCGGCGGCCGATCAATGTTTGGCTTGGTTGGCGTGTAGTTGAAGTCGACACTGGACGAGCCCGGCACAAAGCTGCCAATACGGCCAGACAGTGCGGATGCACGGCCAAGCGCATCGCGTGCATAATCCTGCAGGAAGTCGGTGCTTTGTGTGATGCTCATGGTAGATCCTCGATGTACTCGAACGAATGCTTGAAGTCAGTCCAGAATGGGGGCGTAGTTAACGGCGGCGAATAGACCGTACTAAGAATAATTCCATCGCCAGCATCGCCCGTAACTTCCGAATCATATTCTTCGGCACTTACTAACGTGGCCGAGTAGCTCCCACCCACAGAATACGTTAGCGCGAAGGTTTTTAAGTTCATGGGCCGAGCCCCCCGAATGATCTATACCCCGAAACAAGCCGAAAACCACCGCTCACCACTTCACACAGCTCGATGTCAGACCAGACGGAATACGCCGTGTAAAAAGGTATGTAGGCCGGATAGAAGGGCTTGCGAAAAACAGTAACTTGTCCGTAGACGGCGCACTGATCTATCAACTCCTGCGCTATAGATGCAGATGCAGCGTTAAATTCGGCGTCGGCATCGCTTGACTCTTCGTTCACCGCTGCGACAACCGAAACGTATGATTTAGCTACCGTGCTAGGGTTCCAGCCCACCTGAACCGGCTCCGAGATGCTAATCGTTAATACGCCTGTAGAGTCATTTATTGCGTGCGAGACAAGCCGTGCGTGTCCGTCTGCAAACGCCACCGATGCGCGCCACAAAACAGCCGAAGTGCTTGTGTTTGAAGCGGTTATGTTGCTGCCAGTTATGAAGCATTGCCCGAACTCAGGAACGGCGGTTACGTTCTCATCTATCGGATTACCGCTGTCGTACAGACCGCAATAAACGCCTTTCGCGTGCTGCACCGGGTCAGTGCGATACGACTCACCAAAGAAGAACGGCGATGCACCACCAAATAAAGTTGCTGGCACTGGCGAAGGCCGCGTTGCTGCAGCAGGAAGCAGTGCGAAACCATTGATTCCGCTTTCGTCCACTTCCGAACTACCCGGAATAGGCGTTATCACATAAAACACAGAGTCGCCCACCATAAACTGCGGGTAGGCTTCCATGCTTTCGTCCGAAGACACTAGACGCCCGGTGTCGAAAAAGAATTCGCCGGACGGGTCTTCGGGGGCAAAGCCGGTCAATGGGGCAACATACTTCTGCGAAACGATAGCCCCCGTTTCACCATCAACAACAAATAGCTGATAGTTACCGACTCCGCCTTCGCGCGTTATTATGCTAGTCAGCATTATTGTTTCTCCACATGCGCCCGGGTTTCGGGTAATACAGGCCGTTGCCAACCACGCCGATAGCGCGATTAGGACCATAAATGCTGCTGATCTGCGCCCAGGTCAGCCCAGAGTCGTAGCTAATAAAGCTAGCCCCAGCACCGCCGTTGCTAAATCCGGCAAGTAGTACCGCAGGCCTGTCTTCTGTTTCCATTTGAACCACACCTATTTTTGATACCCCGCCGCGCTGATCAATCAGGCTTGCTGCCCACATGCTGCCCACCTGTGTTGCCAGGCCGGTGCGCACGTTGTACTGACCCATCGATACAGCCAAGCCTGTAGCGTCCGCCACGGGGAACACCAGCTTTCCGTTACCGATATGGGTGACGCTGTTGCGCATGTGGTCTTCTGACCACTTGCCGGTCAGGTCCGTGGCCAAAGGGGCGCGCCATGCTGGCCGGGTGATGATGTTGATCTGCCCGGTATCGGCATTTACAGCTACCAGGCCGCCATCCATGAACGGGTTGAGCATCCAGATAACGCTATCCACTTCGTCACCACCAACAAACCAGACTTTGCTGCGCTCAACATCGCTTGCAAGCTCGAGCTCAATGAAGTTGCCCCCAGGCGTCAGCAATACGCTGTGGAAATAGTCGACCTCGTTGTCCAGTTCGTCGAGCTGACGCACCACCTGACCAATGACCATTGCGCCTTTCGGGCCTGTTGCTGGGGCGCAGAACGAATTACGGTAATACACATCAGGCGCACTACGCGACTGCGGGACGCGCAACAAATCAGCGCTGTCTGCCGGGTCATAAAGGCTGACCGGCAAAGCGGACACGCTCTGATCAATACCCACCTGCACCCTGAATGTCGCCAGCTTGCGGCCACCCCAGTAGTCCTTTGTGCCTGCAGGCGCACTGGTAATGCGTGTTGCCACTTGCCAGACGGCTGATCCATTGTCATTACTCACCAGCGAGGCGTAACACCACGGCGCTTGAAAGCGTCCGCCCGCACTGTCCTGCGACCAGCGATCGCTTGGCACGGGCTGCGCCGGGTCGGGCCAGTCCTGCACTACCTGTCCGCCGGTATGGGTTTCGAGCCAGTCGCTGTCAACGGTAAACCCGAACGTAGGGCGCGGCACGCTCTGCAGTTGCCCATCAACAAAGCCTGCATTTGGATAACCACGGTAGACCGAGAAGCTGAACACATAGAATGTGGGGTACTGAGCCGTGCGGTAGAACAGCAGCAGATCCTGACTGCCGACCGTAGCACCGAGCGCGCGGCCTTGCCCTGCCGTGCGGCGGCCATCGGCGTACTCCTGAACACCGTGATCGAAGGCATTGAGCGGCGGAGTGGATTGCGCTTGCGCTTCGTTTCGCTCGAGCAGCTGCGCCCGGGTAAACACATAAATCTGTGTGCATGGCGCGTTAGGGGTAGGAGGCGGCGTGTTCGCCCAGTCCCAGTGCAAGTTGTCGCGGTTGAATGCAGTGGTAATCGGGCTGAACTGGAATCTCCCCTGCTCTAGGTCGCCCGTCGGTGCTACCGGACCGGGGCCAAACACAATCAGCAGGGTCTGCGGCTCGATCACGCTGGCTGACAGGTTATCCCCGTTACGCTTGCCTTCGACTATGCAGCCCTCGATGATCCTGCGCTTCACACCTGTCCGCGCCTTGATCGACCGCGCCATGCGCTCGGCCATGCGGATCCAGCGCGAGCCGTTGATGCTCGGGACACTACGCCGGCAGTTCATCGGCGCAACCTGCGCTGCGATACGCCTATCTCGACCTCGATGTTATCCAGATCGGCATAGCTCGCGTCACACAGCTCAAGCCTGACCCGCCAGTGTCTTGCGGCAAGGCCCTTGGCAGTGCGTGCGCGTTGCTCGTTTTCGGTGCCCGAGGCGCGATATACCGCTTCTTCACCGTCATCACCGGTTACCCGCAGATACACGCATCCGTCGGTCGCGATACCGGCGTAGATACTGCTGATACGCTTGGACTGCGCGGTACCATAATCGGATGCGCCGAAGTCGATCACCGCATTGAGCGTGTCGCCGTTGTCGGTATCGCCGTCCAGTCGGTACAGGCCAGTATCAGTGATAGCGTAGGTAACGCCGCCTGATCGAGCAAACTGCTTGAAGCCGAAATTCTGGTAGGTGCTCAAGGCCCCGGTGATCGAATTGACCGCATACTGCAGTGCTTCGCGCCTGGCTGCCCCGGCATTGGTATTGATCGCCATGCGCTCATTGATCGCCATCTGCACGATACTGGTCAGGCCGGCCGTGCTGCCGACACCCATGGACTCGACCAGCTCCATGTTGATGATCAGGTACAGGTCCAGGCTGTCGCCCAGATCAATGCCCTCATGCAGCACAAACAGCACAATCGTGCTCAGGCTCAACGTGTCCAGGGAGATCAGCAGATCATTGCCGTCCAGCTGATTGGCTGGCAGGTACGACCACCAGCCGCGGCCTTCGTAGACTGTTGCTGCCGCACTGGTGCCGCCGAAGTAATCACCCTCGGACGACTGGCCTTTCATTGCCATAGAGCCGTAGGCGCTCATCACCCCGCCGCTCAGTATGTTGGCGGTCAGTAGCGGGAACGGGAACACGCCGACCGCCTGCGACACCTGCGCTTCCGGCCTTGATATCCGCGCGCTCAACACTGGTCGCGAGAAATTACCGCTACCCATGATGACGCCATACACGTCAGCGACGCCGGACAAGGCCTTGCCGCTCATCGCCAGATTGCCAAAGGCCACCGATACGCCCAGCGATTGCCGAGTGCTGGGGCCCAAGGCAGTGAAGCCGGCCAGTTCGGACTGCAGCAGTGTTTCAGCAGGGGTATTCAGGGTATAGACCGCATGCGCCTGGGCATCGCTGCGAAGGTCCATGCTGGCCACGCCACCAGTGCGCGCCACGCCATCCAGCAGCGCGACCACGGACGCCTCAAGCGATATCGATGCAATGCCGCCCGCTATAGGCGCAAACTCGCCCACCAGGGCCATGGATGCCGTGCCACCCGTCTCGAAATATTGGCCAATCACCGGGCCATCCACAAAGTCGGACAGCGAATACAGGGTGGCATCCACATAGGCAGGGCCTGATAAGGCATTGGCAGAGTCGTGCACCAGTACGCCGTCGACGAACATGCGCACGCCCGATTCACTGCGCGCCACGCGAACAACGGATCCGCCAGCCACTTCAGAGCCGACATCCACGCCATTCTCAACCGGCGTGATACCTGACGGTCTGACGACCAGGGCATGACTGGCATGGCTGTAGCTGTGGTCGAAGGCGCCATCAGACAGGCCAATCAGCACGCCCAGCGGATCAGCGGGGAGGGTTGCATCGAAGTAGCTGCCCACCGGCACCTGCGCAAGGCTGCGAGCACCGGCATTCCAGCCGAGATTGGCGAAGGCATCAATGCGCGCCGGGGATCCGGCCTGACCTTCGATTGCCGGGTAGCAGCGCACGGTTTCCTGGTAGATCGGTATGCGGTTTGAGGTGATGTCTGGCGGATTGACCATGTAGCCGGACAGGACTGTTCCGCCGCCTGCTACCTGACGATATACGGGCGAGGCTCCGCTCGGAATAAAGCTGCCGCGTGCCAACAACTCTTCAACGCTGATGTAGTACGGCTGCGTAGAGCTACCATCAATTGAGCGGTACCCGGTGATGACCTTGAAGCTTTCGCAGTATGCCGGGCGCGCCGCGATCGCCGGCACCGCCGGCACATAGGTCAGGACCGGCTGCTTCTGCAGTCGGTTCGCCATGGTTACGCGCTCTCAAGCAGTGCGATTGCAAAGTTTTCCAGCCGCTGCGGGGTGCCTTCTACCAGCACGGCGTTACTGATGAACAGATCCGCCGCAGGCCCGCCGACAGTGCCCTGCACCCGCGCCTCGCCCGTAGTAGCGGCCCCGGTATCAGCAGGCTTGACCAGGCGAAAGAAGCTGGCAGTACCGTTCGCCGCAACATCGCCCTGCCATATTTCGCTCAGAGATTTGGTCAGCACCGCATTGGGCGCGGTCGGCTCAAAGGTCAGGTTGCCACCGGCCGATGTCTTGATCTCGAGCAGCAGTGTATTGCCAGACAGGGCTGAATCGGCGCTGCCCGGGACGGTGCCGGAGTACACCCGCAGCACCGAACCATCGAGCACGGACTTGAGTGAGCCGACAACCGCTTGCTGGCGGCGTACTTCAGTTGAGAATTTGAAAGCCATTACACACCTCGCACTTTGGCAAAGCCGGCAGGGATGGTGATAACGCCACCCGCTACGACTGGAATAGGAACAGGCAGGGCGGCCACGGCCAATGCGGCGCCGCCGGTTGCGTTGCGCACGCTGTAATGGGTTGCCGTGTAATTGGCACCTGCAGCCGCGGCCGGGAATGTGATATCCGCCGCATTGGCACCTTCCCAGAATGCCCCGGCATCGGAGGCGGTGAAGGTCGCAGACTGGCGAGCGTAGTTCGCGTCGACCGCTTCATTCGCATCACCTGTTCCGGGATTGCCTGCGTGCAGTGCGATCGTCCAGCCGGTTGGCCGGGCAGCGACAGTCTCGGCAGTGAAGAACTGCTTAACAAACTGCTCGCTGATATATTTTGGAGCCGCCATAGCTGCTTCCTCAGATTACGTTAGTGGGAATGTAGGTCAGGCCGCCGGACATCTGCGCGGTGCTGCCTGCGGTTACCGGCTTGGGACTGGTAAAGCGCACGCACGACAGGACCAGGCCGCTGTTACCGCCCTTGGTGCTCTCCGATACCAGGATGGCGCCGAGAATGCTGCGGTCTTGGGTAAAGGTGAACTCGGCCTTGCTGGCCACGTTGTCCAGCGTGTCGTTACCGTCATACAGGCGATTCCACACCGGGCGCGTAGCCTGGGTGTAGTCGATGCATTCGCCCATGTTGCTGGGGATGTCCGCCGCCACCGTCGCATCGGTCGGGATATAGTTGCCAGTGAACAGGCCCAGATAGAAGGTGCTGATCGGGCTCACATCACCGAACGGGGCGCGCAGCAGGAACGCAAGGCCTGCCTTCGGGATCAGGTTCTTTTTGATTTCGCGAGCAGTAGGACGACCATCAATATCAAAGGTCTGGATGTCCCACACAAAGCCATTCACGCCAAGTCCGTCTTTCATTCGATTATCTCCAGATCCCAATGATCAGTTGAACGCAGCCCGGAGCCTTTCGTCTCGCCGCGCAAAGTGGTGACAACCATCTGGTTGCCGTTGTGTTCGATAAAGCCGGCTGCGCCCTGGCTTGCGATATCAGGGGCATAGCTGGCACGGTTAATCAGTTCGACCGAGCCGTCTTTGCGTCCGATCACCTGACCGTATTCGCAGAACCACGCCGCCGAGCCGTCAGGCAGCAGCACTGCAGACCCGGCAACGGCGCCGAACTCAAGTACCGTGCGCTGCACTAAATCAGCCCCGCCCAGACCTGCAATGAAATAGGTTTTATCGGCGCAGACGAACAGCCCACCATCGACGGAAATAATCACGCCGATAGCGGCCGGGAATTGCAGGAAGTCCGACTCAGGATTGTGCAGGTGCGCCAGCATTGGCTGGGTATGGAACAGGTACTTGTCCCATGCACCGACCAGCATGGCGCCATGGCTGACCAGTCGCGTGCAGTACGGCAAACGATAAAGTCCGGCCGTGGTCAGGCGCTCACTGTCGTCATACGGACGGCCGAGCAGATTGGTTGAGTAGGCTTTGCCCTGGCTGTACAGCGTCGAGCCATTGGCCACACTGCAATACAGGCGGCAGTCACGATCATCGGTCACGTTGACGCGCAAGCCTTGACCTTCGCCCAGGCTGACGATCATCGGCAGGCAGCCCGACTCAACGCCCTGAATGGCCGTCACGCCTACCTGATAGACGCCGGCAGGAAAGCTGCCCGCCACTACCTGAATATCAAATACCGGCGCAGTGACTGCCCACGGCAGGACGTTGGCGCCGATACGCAGGGACTGATCAAAGGTATTGAGGAACAATTCATTGTTGTGCCAGCACGCCGCAATAGGGCCATCACCGACCACCGCCAGCTCAGTGTTGCCGCGCAGGGTGATGCGAATCAGCTTGTCACCGGCCACCAGGGCAATGTCGCTGCCCATTTCAAACAGCGCTCGCACATTCGCAAACCCGGCAACCAGTTCAAAGCCGGTACGCAGCTCTGCTTTACCGCCGACAGTGAAGTCCAGATTGACCGCTTCGACGACCTCGCCTTCGGGTAGCCGTTCAGGCTTGGCGATGTTGTTGGAGCCAGTGAAGGTATCGCGGCGCGGCATATCCATTACAGACCCCCGTACCGGATAGATCCGGAGCGACGGCCAGCCGTAGCAGTCTCAAAGTATTCCTGACAGGCCTGATCGAACTCCGCGAGGAAGTTTGCCGACTTGGCAGGGTCGAATATCTCGGCATCGTTCACCCGGTAGGCACGATGCTTCAGGTACAGCAGTAGGTGCTCACGCTCATGCACGGGCACATCCGGTATGCGCTCGCTCATCCCTACAGGCCTGATCGGCCGGCGGATAACCTCGAGCTGTATCTGGTTGGCAGCGACAAACGGGGGATAGACGCGCAGGTCCGTGTTATCGACCACGACAATCTTGGGCATACCCGTGCGCGGCAGATCCCGTTGCCGGGTATAGCCAGGCGCTTGCACTTCCAGATCGCGGCCATTGGCGCCGACCGTATAGGCCTGCACCACATCAATAATGCACGCATGCCGAGGGAATACACTCTCCCCGGCTGCGCAGTCGATCAAGGTAAAGTCACTGGTCGAGTCGTAAATGCTGCGCGTCTTCACGCAGAAACGATCGATAGCCTGATTCACCCAGCGGATAAGCTGGGTATCAGACCAGAATGAATGCTTGGCCTCATCCTTCTCGTCGTCGCGGAAGGCCTCGACCAGATCCTTTACGGTTTCCATCAGTCTTCCAACGAATCTTGAAAGACACCAAAGGCGTCGTCATACATCTTCTTGGTGACACTGAAGCCAGCCAGCTCGCTGATTATCTCAATCTTGGGCCGGCCGTCGCCTTGCAGGTCATCGGGGTTATCCGTGTCCAGCACTTTGCCGATCGCATCAACAATCAACGACTGCTTGGTTGTCGCATCGATCTTGGCCGGCTTGGGCTCATCGATGCCGACAATGCCGCAGCCGCGCGCAATGGCTTCTTTGCGGAACAGGACAGGTATATGGGTGCCTGGCTTGCCGTCGGGTCCAACTTTGTACACGCGGCAAGCGTGGCCGGAAGTCATGGCAATATGAGTGCCTTCGCGCTCATCGCCTTCAGCAGGTAAAAAACGAACATTATCTTTAGTCATGGTGCGCCCCAATCAGTTGAAGAAAGGGCCAGGGTTACCCGGCCCTATCGGTTTAGCCTTGAGTCCATTCAGACTTCTGGATGTCGATGTACTCCACCACCAACGTCAGCGCACCTGTAGTGGCTGCGGCGCCGGTACTGGCATACGTCGCCAGGATGTCGCCCTTGTTCGGCATCACATAGCCGCTAGGGATCAACGCCTTGGCACCCAGGGTTTTCAAGTCCAGCGGAGTTGCGGTGTAACGGTCCTCGTCCGCCGCATCACCCAAATCAAGCGTGGCCGTGGTCGCGGCGTTAAACACCTCGGTCACCAGCACAGAGCCGCCGGTAACAATGGCGCCGTCAGGCAGCTCGACAGCAGGCTGAACAGCCCCACCATCCACAATGTCCGCCAGACTGATCATCACGACCGCCATAGCCAGGCATTGACGGTTGTAGTTCTTGGTAATAGCCATAATGCAATTCTCCTGCGAAGCCGGGCCTACTGACCCGGCCTCACGTTAGGGGCAGCCCTTACAGGCCCAGCCAGTGATCGATGGCCAGCACGCCGAAGTCTTCGACCGACTTGTCGTAGATGCTGTAGAACTTGGGCTTGAGGAAGCCCAGCATCTTGTCGATCGACACACCATGCTTGCTGTCGTAGTCGAACTTCTTCTCGACCCACTCAGGAACACCCAAGTCGGCCATGCCCAGCGCTTGAGCGCCGCACAGCAGAGTACGGGTACCATTGACGAGGCCAGAAGCGCCCCACTTGTCGCCATCGGCAGCGCCAGAGGTGCTGTACACCAGACGATGCTCATGGATGACTGCGCCATCGATGGTCACGGTGCCGCCAGTGAACCAAGGCGACTTCATGCCATCCTTGGTCGCCACGCCGACAACGGCGCGCTGGTAGTCCGCATCCTTCTTGAGCTGCGCCAGGGTGCCCGGCTGAACCAGCAGGACGTAATACTCCTTGCCACCGGACATCAACGGCTTGATGTAGTGGGTCTTGGCGTAGGCAACGGCGTCCACGATCATCTTGTAGCTGGCGGTAAACGCCGTGGTGATCGCAGTGGTGTCGCCGGGAACCAAAGAGGTGCCGTTCCACGAACGATGACGCTTAGACGAGGGGGCTGACACGTCGGCGGCAAAAGACAAGTTCGGGAACGGCGAACTGCCGCGAGCAGAACCATCGCAGTTGAATGCGTAGGAAATGCCCGACAGGGATAGCATGGCCAACTGATCGCAACGGTTGCTCAACCAATACGCCAAGCGGCTCTTAGCCATTTCACGGAAGTTGATCACCGTCTTCTGGTCGGCCATCTTGCCCTTGTTCTTGACCTGGTGGCTGATGAGATCGATGTTGATGACCTGGGAGTAGGACATCATTTCTTCTTCATTGCCTTCGCGCTGGTCGTCACCGATGATGCCGTCCTCAACCAGATCCGCTACCAAGTGCATTAGCACCTGCTCGCCTTTCTCGGTCTTGGTCAGCTCGGTAATGCGCTGAATCAAAGCACCGTCGCCGGTACCCAGGAATTTCTTGATAAACATCCCGTCGCGGGCAGCACTCCACACATCACGCGACCAGACGATTTTCTGCTGCGGCGTTAGCCGAGCGAAGTTGGTAACAGCCATGGCTGTTCTCCTTGTCGTCGATAAAAGTTGTCAATGCGTTTTGGGATGTGTCGCCACCCGAGCGAAAACGGACGTTTAACGTGTCCGAAGCGCTGCATATTTACGTCTGCCGACGAGGTACGCTGTGTCTCAGCGAGCGAGCAACCGAAGCTGCAGGGGGTAAAACAGGTGACCCGAAGGCCACCTAATCACTAGAGGAACACTTGCCAATAGATGTGACTGAATTGAGCTGTCAAGCCACGAAGTCGCCGCGTGCTTTCTTCTTCTCAGCGTCCGGCAGGTTCTCGAACTGATCCTCGGTCAATGACTCGTAATCAATCTTGTTGGCACGCTCACCCAGGCCGGCACCGCGCGCAGGTATCCGCTCTGAGCGCTCAATGTTGCGCTCGAGTTGGGCTTTGCTTGGCTTGGCTGGCTCTTTGTTATCTGTGTCGCCGTCCTCACCGACATAGCGCTGACCGACCTTGTTAGCCGCCAGGGTGATCGCCTCTGCCGCCGACATATTCTTGTCGCGGATGTAGTAGTTGCGCAGCGCAAGCACCTCTTCGACGGCCTCTTCGTTGTAGTCTTTACCCTTGTCGTCCATGAACGGATACTTGGCAATCGCCTCACTCGATGCCTGAGCAACAGATACTTCCTGCTGCTTTAGCCGCTCTTCCTGGCGCAGGCTTTCTTCCTGTTCAGTTTTGGCCTTGAGCTTGGCTTCTGCCTTGCTGTCGGCCAGGCGCTCCATCTGCTCCATGCGCGCTGCTTCGATCTCGTCTTCCAGCTTCTCGGCAGCGTCGTGGTCGCCCTCGTACATGGCTTCACGCAGCTCCTTGCGCTTGGTTTTGAAATCAAACTCGGGAGCCGCCTCGGGCTCGGGATCGGCCGCCTTGGCCGCTGGCTTCTCGCCACGCAGGCGCGCCATTTCTTCTTCGAGACGCAGGCGCTCGGCACGCTCGATCTTCCACTGCTCGTTCACTTCATTGAAGCGCGCGTGCGGAACACTGCGAGACTTACCATCACCGGCCAGCTCGGCCAATGCGTCAGCGTCGAGATCGTCATCACCCTTGTCGTCAGCCTCGGCGTCTACCTCTTCAGCCTCGTCATCCGGCAGGTCAGGGTCCACGTCGTCGCCGCGATCCTCTTCGTCCGGATCAAACTCGCCCTCTTCCTCTTCTTCCTCTTCCTCGATGTCCAGCGCATCCAGGCGCATCGACTCTAGCTCTTCTTCGTTATATTGCTTGCCCATGGGTCAGCCCCCTCGGTTGTTGGTTACTTCTCGGTTAAGGCCTGCATTTCTGCCTGCTTTTTCTTTGCCAGCGCTCGCACTGCATTCATGCGCTTGGGATCTTTCATGATCTTCTTGGCATCCAGCACGGTGCGAAGGTCGTCCTGTGCCTGATACTCCTTGTCCATTGAACTCATTGCGGTTGCCTTCATGCTGGTACTCCATCTATTTCAGGTGTTCGGATACCTTCAGACAGGCCGGTGCCGGCACTGGCTGGGGTAGAGGGGTCATAGTTGGTCGGTGCAAATTCCGTTGTTGGCGCCGCCTCGGCCATGCCGTCGTATGCGGGCACGATCGGCGCAGCGTCCTTGTCCTGAAAGCCGGCCGACTTGAGCAGGGTATCTGCCAGCGGTGATGTCGCAGGCGTAGCGGCAATAACGCCGGCTGCCTGCATGGCGCTGTACAGGGATGACACCGCCTCCTTCACGCTCTGGTTCTGCGTCTTGTCGGTCTGCGCCTTCACCAATGCAATCTTGGCGTCCATCATCGGATCGGAATTGCCCTGCGCCTCGATGGCGTCGATCATTTCCTGCTTGTGCGTCAGGTTGGTGTAGCGCATCACAAACGGCCATGGGATCGGCGCGCCCTTCTCCAGCAGCTCCATGCACTGAATGAACTGGCTGTTCTGGAACGTCACCTGCAATGGCTGCTCGGTCACCACCACGTCGTACTCGCCCAGGGTCAGATCGTTGAGCACGCCTGAGTCGCTTGGCTGGCCCGGCTGTGCAGGCTGGTTGATCGGTACGTCTTCAGCGATCGGACGCCCACGGTCGTCGGTCTTGGTGATACGGATGATGCGCGGCTCGTCGTAGAACATCTGAATAAGCTCAAGCATGCGCCCGGCCAGCAAGTGCCGAGTGCGCGCCAGGTTATCCAGTGGTACCGCGAGCATCTGTTGCGCGGCATGCTGACGCGACTGAATGGCAATACCTGATACCTCGGCACCCTGATTGCCCTGCATGGCGTCGTTCACGCCCGTCGCCTGCTCCAGAAACTGAGCGCTGCGGTCGACAATGCGGTCAAGGCCAGTCGGCACCTGATTGGGCTGGATCTTGCGCGGCATCTTGTCAGTCGGCGTGTCCTTCTTCAGCTCGATGTGCAGGCCCGTTTCAGCCCCTCGATCCTCAAGCTCATCGGCGCGCAGGTTGCTCATGGTGTTCGCCCATGTAATCCAGCCGCTATTGGCCGTGGTATTCACCACATGCAGCGTCTGGTTCATGGTCTTGTTCAGCATCTGCTGCGGACCAATGGCGTTATCCACCAGGCCACGGGTCACGCCACGACGGAAGAACGGGAAGAACGGCACGACGGTGAAGTGGTTGAAGGGCGACCAGTCATCATGCAAAACGTGACGCATGGTTGTGACGGTCCATCGCACACGCTTCATGCGGCGCTTGGTACGGAACCCACCCTGCTCGAGGATCTTGGCAATGCGGTCCTCATCCAGGCCGTCGATGCGCCGAATGTCGCCGGTATCGGTAATCACGCAGTCGGTGCTTTCCATCTTCCAATATTGACGGTCCACTACCCGCACGCGCCGCTCGCCGTCGGCGCTGCTCATCACGCCCATGCGGTCATTGAAGCCGGTATTGTTGTCGCCAAACTTGTTGCGCTGCTCGTCCTCGGTATCTTCGCCGTGGTCTTGCTCGTCCGGGCTTTCCTGCTCGAGCTTCTGCCTGGCTTCAGTGCCGTACAGTGCTTCGATCTCGTCGTAGGTCAGCCACTTACTGATAATCACATCAGACCAGCTATCCGGGTCATACGTCTTGGCGTCCGGATCAGGTATCACATCCATCGGGTCCAGCGCTTCGACTTTGATCTCGCCCAGCATTGAGTCCTGATAGCTGATGGTCAGCTCAAGGTAACCGCGCTGCTGGATCAGGCCGTCGGCGTATATCTGCGTCTCATGCCAGTGCAGGTCGCAGTTATCTGCAATCTGCATAGCCAGCTTGGACAACGTGGCGCCTACCTCATCTGTCGCAGCGATATTGCGCGGCCGGTAGGTGATATCCATGCGGTTGCCGATCTGATACCCCAAGGCCGCGTTGATCTTGGGCATGATCTGGTTGAACTCAAAGCACGGCTTGCCCGCCTCTTCCAGTGCTTGCCGATCTGCCGTAGACCATTGCAGGCCGCCACCCAGATACATGCCTTCATTGATGCGCGCCGTCTTGCAGAAATCGCGGTGTCCGCGCTCGCGGCCGTACTCGTAGCGCTGCCAGTTCTTCATGGCTGTTTGAGCGTCGTCACCGGACTGGCCTTGCTTGTTCTCGTCTGTCTTCATGTCATGCACTCATCGCGGATTTGGCCCGGCGACTGCGCAGGTACTTCGCCCGCCAGTCCTCGGTGAATTGATCGTCGGCTGCGACGGGCTCGGCAAAGGTCAGGGCCAGGGCGTCACCGTCATCGGGTGAGCGGCCTAGCTCCTTCTTGATCTTCTCCTTCTCGATCAGCTTGAGCTGGCCGTTGGAGCTGTACTTGTCGCGACTGGCAGAGGTCAGGTCGCCATGCAATTGGTCGTCGTCTGGAATGCTGGGGGTGATGTCGTCACACACCCACTCGCCCATGTCGCCCCACATTTCAGCGCGCTTGTTGAAATACTTGCGGTCATCGCTGGCACGACTACCAAAATTCACGGCGGTTACGCGGTCGCCATAGCCCAGTTCGACAAGCCGGTCATAGATGCCAGCCCCCAGCCCGCCGATATCGATGAACATCATGCGGATGGTCTTGTCGTCCTCAAGCATTCGTGCAGCACGACCAGCTACCGCCATAGTGTCGGCGACGTTTAAGCGCTCGATGCCCCAGGCAGCTCGGCCTTGGCGATGGATGAATGTCGACGTGTCGCCGCCCCGCGCAGGATCAAGGCCAACAACGTGCGCCCCGATACGCTTTACATGCGCCGGATTAACATTGCGGGCCTTCTGTATCTTGAGCGTGCTGATCAGCGCCTTGTGGCCGACCTTGAGGAATGCCATGTCTGGCGTTGCGGGGTACTCTTGGTTGAACCAGTCCTCGTCGCCCCTGAAGTCGGTGTTGATCTTGGCCTGGCGCCATGCCATCTGCTCCATATCCAGATCAAAGGCTTCCATATAGTCGCGGTCTTCTTCGGTCATTTCAAAGCCAGCCGGTGCTGGGCGCCGGTAACCCTGATCGATGAACCACGGGATAAAGACAGCCATATAATCCGACTTACCTGCTACCGCCATCGTCCACATCGAATGGAACACGTTGCCAAGGCCGTTGGCTGTGGTTTCCATGATGCCCTCGGTACCGGGCTCGAGCGGCAGGGTCTGCCCCAGGCCAGCCATGATCTTCTCAGCATTGGGCCAGAACGCAGCCTCGCTGTTATGCGTAGCGCCGTGGACTGTGCAGTAAGAGTGGTCTTCGTGGCCAACCTCGAAGTCCATAACCTCCTGCATCACTGGCTCGCTGATAGCTGATACCTTTAGCCACGCATAGCCGCCATCGATCCGGTAGGCATAGTTGCCGCCACCTGCCTTGCGCTGATGGTCGAAGCACGGCCTACCTACCTCTTCGGACAGTCTATTAACACCCTCCCCGGAAAGCCTGAGAACGTAAGCGGCCTGTTCGTTTCGCCCATGACGCACAGCGGCGGGCTTGAATTCAATGCTTGCCCAGCCATACCCGAGCGAAGCAAGCGCATCTCGCATGCCGATGGTAATGGCGGACCTTATGGATGTGGCGCTTATTCGGCGGTCGCGCTTCGGCGAGAAATGCCCGTCACCGCAGAGATACCCATGAACCAGTCCTCGGGCGAACTCTTCGCCGCACTGATTCCACAGCGAAGGCATACGCTTCTCGTCCCTGTATCCGCACAGAGACTCAACAAACGAGGCAAAGCTGCGACCGTAGACGGTGACAGAGGCTGATAGGCAGTCATCCCGGTACACGGACTTCACTGAGCGGAAGCATTCAGCCAGCGGAGCAAGCCAGGCCTCGGTGCGCTCAACTTCTTTATGGTGAACGCAGAGCGTAACGGCAGCGGGCTGACCGCCTTTACTCTGCCGAACAATCACGCCTTCAGCCAGGAACAGGCCGAGTACCCGCCCCCAGTTGTAATCCAGCCGAATGGTATCCGGCCCCTTCTCTCCGCTTCCGCCACCTTGAGGGCGAACAGAGTCTGGCAGCCGAAACGCCTGCTCTTCCTGTCCGCCATTTATGCTGCGGATCGGATAGCCGATCTCATCGCCCACCGATATGTCGCGCACTTCAAGCCATCCGCGCGGCGTCCAGAACCTATGCTCGTCGGTAGCTATCAAGGGAAACTGAGTGACGCTGCGCACGGCAATTGTTCTTGCTGGCTTTGACTGGCGGCTTACGAAAGTAACGGGGGCGATATTGCCGTTATGGGTGACAACTGTGTCGCCTGCGCTCATGTCGCCCATCCGCAGCAGCTTGCCCGTCTCCCCGCTCACGATCAGCGTGTCAGGTGACAGGCAGCCATGCAGAAGCTGAATAGTGTCAGAGCGACCGGCGTTCTTAGACCCAGCCGTGGCTACTCGGTAGTCGCTGCGCAGATCCCCGAAGCTCAGACTGTTGGCGCTGTCGCTTTTGGATTTAGGCTTCAGGACGGGATCAGACAGTTCGTGATAGGTCTTCACCATCCCAAACAGGTTCTGCGTGGCCGCATCCATGTGGGTGATGATCTGGCAGCGTGTGCCCTTGGTCGTCGTGACGCGCTTATAGAACCGCGCAGCAATGTACGTCGAGCAGCCTTGTTGGCGGCCCTTGAGCACCAGCGCACGCACCCAGCCCACCTTGGCCTTTTGCTCTTCAAGCCGGTTGTGCAGTATCCGCTGCGTATCGTTCCACTCGAGCGGCAGTATCTTGCCGGCCTTGGTGCGTAGCTTCAGGTTGACCTTGCAGTACAGCTCATCATCATCGAGCAGCCGGGCCAGCATCGCATCGGCACTCATGGCTGCATTTCCTGCACATACCAGTTGACCCGAGCAATGGCATCGATGACAGCCGCAGGCGTGCTCAGGGCATGCATGCGAAACGTCGCCTGACGCCATACGGCCTCGAGCGAACACGTCTTGTCAGGATGTGGAATGCAGCGCCAGGTGATCATCGCGAACCATCGTTGATTAGATGGTCATCACGCTATGTGACTGAATTGAGGGTGCAAGCGTGAAAAAGCCCGCGCAGTGGCGGGCCTTGGGCTTAGATCTATACGCTAATGATCCGGATCATTCTCGACTGCCCATGCCTTTGCCGCCTCTTCTGTCTTGTGCGGACCGGCAAAGCCGACGATAGGCAGAGCGGCCGTCCAGTCAGGACCATCCCATTGGGCAGCGCCAACGTGAACACCCTCATGCGCATCCCATGAATACAGGATCGAATACCATCCCGAGGTGCCAGGATAGCCATCATAAACCCACACCATTCCGCTGCCAGCCGATTCCATCAGCTCAACCTTGATGTCGCCATCAAACTCAGCATCAGGATAAACATGCTCCCTCACTGCGGCTTCCAGCTTTGCGCGTAGCTCTTCAATCTGTGCGTCTGTCATGCTCAGGCCGTGTAAGTCGACACTGAAGCTGGCGTATACGATCATGTATTGCCCGCCTTCGCCGTGAATATCTCCTGCCCCGTTTCGGCCAGCACGCATATCCGCAAGTCGTGGCACAGCTCTGGCTGAAGCTCTTCGATATACCCTACCATGTCGTGAAGCTCTTCGCCTGGATAAAGGCCGCCGATCTTTCCGGCAATGATTGGCAGCGTTTTACCCTCATCTCCTTCCCATGAATGAACGAACGCACTACACAGATACTTGGTCTGGCCCAGCAGTACGGACTGCGCCGCAACACGGCAGTCCTCGCAGTAAATGTATTCGGTAACGAACGATCCGCGCTCACTCATCGCCCTTCTCCTTTTGCTCACCCGGATCAGCCCACTCCGCATATTCCATCTGTCGCTCATCATCAGCGAGGTCGTTCAGGTACCGCAGGCAGTGGCCCGCGTGCTCAAGCATAAACGCGCCTACCAAAGCCGAGTCATACAGTCGATGGCTACCCTGGCGCTCATGCCCCTGTCCTGCCCAATACTTCACCTTGCAGCCGTCACATACCAATGTGTAGGTTGTGCTCATTCAATTATCCCCGATCAATCGAGCCAGCCGCTGCTCGTACGTCTCTTCGCTGTTCGTCTCGTCCAGGTTGTAGGCCTGTCGCTCGAGCGCAACCAGGTTCTTGGCTGCCGTGGTCAGGTCGCGGATGGTTGCCGCATGCGTTGGTAGGGAAACGGCCTTGAGCATTCGATTGCGCCGGTGCGCGCCCTCATCGCCCTTGGTTTCTTCCTCGATGATGTTCTCGATGTCTTCCCGGTTCTGCGCTGCATCGATCATCTGGCCCATCAGCAGGCTAACCAGATCGGCAGCCGTGCGGATGTCTTTGCGGTGGGTGCGTACTACCATGGCGCCAGTAGCGGCGGCACTATCGAGCACTTCACGGTCTGTCGCGTTGGGGGTGCGTACCTCACTGCGTACCAGTTCACTGCGTACCGCCTTCCGTACCTTCGCTGACAGGTCTTTGGTCCAGCCGTCGCGCTTGGCTCTCTTGCGTAAAGCGCCCTCACTGACCCCGTATTCTTTTGCCAGCATACGGTTCGACATCTGATCAGCGCGGTATAGCCGCTCGATCGTGTCCCAGTCAGTCAGATCGGCCATCAGCCTCGCCTCGGTATCCGCGCACCATGGCCATCACTGCTTCATGGCCGGTCATTGACTGCTCGGCGTAATAGAACAGCGTGCCGTCCTTCGACGGTATGCGATGCAGGCGATAAGTGCTCAGGGGTACAGTCTCGTACCTATACGTCGGATCATCATCGATAACGCCGGAACAGGACGGCAGCGGGAATGCTCGCAGATACGCCGGCGGATCAACCACCACCCTACGCTCACCATCACACACGCCCCCGATGAATAGGAGCGTGGCGCCCGGCCTTGGGCCGCTCATTGATAGCCCCTCCGCCACAATAAGCTGCACGCCGTCGAGCCAATACTGGCCGGGGCCGTAGGTCATAAAGCAGCTTTTCGCCCAGTGGGTGTTTTCACTGCGAAGCTGGTCAAGTTCCGCCTGGCTAATAGTGTGGGCGCGTGGCTTTTCCCCGGTCATAGCAATAGCCGCGAATCGGCTTATCAATCGCTCCGCAATACAGGTGCCGCCATTGTTGGCCTGCCACGCAACCATGTTCCCGCGAGCATCGGCCAGCGCGTTATGTGGTAAAGCCGATTCGCCTTCCAGGTTCTGATCGATCTCCATAGTGATCGGCGGGTAGGCTATGCGCTCCCCTGGACCGGTGATGAACGCCTCACACAGAAAGCGCAGATCATCCGGCCAGTCGGCAATGACATGGATAGCCTTGTACTTGCCGATGAAGTGCTGCAGGTCGTATTGCATCTGACGACGGCTTACCGGCTCGATACCAATGATCGGCATGACGTGCTCTGCCACCCATGGATGAGGATCATCGCAACCGAGCGACCGATAGAACTCCGCCCCGTCTTCAGCGACCAGGGCCAGGGATATCAGTTCGCCGCCGAAGCTATTGAACTCTGTATCAATCCACATGCGCATCACACAGCCCTCATGGACTGCCGGCGACCAGTGATCATTACGCCCCGCTGCTCTTCGATAATCTGGCCCATAAACCGCAAAGCCTCTTCCACCACCTCATGCATGACGTTCCAGGGTGCGTTTGCTTTGCCCTTGGACAGGGTTTCGACTGTCTTGTCCGGACGGGTTGCGCGGATCTCGACGTGCCAGCGCGGCGCTTTGCTGCCAACAGCCTTCTGCGGCTTGCCCAGGCGCAGCTCATAGTCGCCCAGGCCTTCGACTGTTTCGGTGTGAATGATCAGTACAGGATCGGTAAACACTTGATCGATGACTGCGCCCTTGTAGCGCTCGGCAATTGCGGCAACGGGAATCATGCGCGCAACCTCGACAGCTCATGCGCCTGGCGACGATCGGCCTCGGCCTTGGCTGCCTTGCGCGTCTTCCATGCATCGGTGCGGCTTTCTGCAAATCGAGCGACCAGTGGGTGCATGCGGTAGGGGTGCAGCTCCCCAGGCTGGGGCTGCGGCTCTGACTTACTGCCAATCAGATAGCTGGCCACTCCGTAGGTGGATGCCATTGGGCCTATCTCGCGGGTGACGATATGAACCGTCTTGCCGGCCTTCAGTTCACTGGACCGGTACGTCTTGCGCTTTGACATTGGTTGCCCCCTCTGTCGTTATCGTTGTTTTACCGCTTCAATCAGCCCGTCTTTGCTTCGGGCGCATTCCTTGTAGAGTCCTGCCAGCTCGATGTCGGCCAGGACCAGCTCGCCCATTTCAATCCTGCCGTCTGCCTTGGTCAGTACCGCCGGCATCGCCGGACAGGGCTGCATCAGCACCTGATCGATCATCACGGTGGCCACGGGCTTCGTTGACGTACACCCCACCAGTAGCAGGTATAAGGCACTCTGAATAAATAGGCTCGCGCAGTATCTCGGTGCGCGTTGCTTGGTAGATCGTTCTATTTTCAACGCGAATACCCCCTATGGCTGCGGCAGTTTCGCCTGCGACCTTGCCCATAATCTCCCTGGCCAGATCCTCGGCATGCTGGCGGGTCAGTTCGGCCTGCAGGTCATCGCTGTTCTGCTTCCAATGGGTGACCATAACGCCTGACCCAAAGCTGGCGGCAGCGATACCCGCGATAATGAGTCCGCGCCAAGGGATCATCACTTCAATGACTCCTGCTTGACCGTTCGAGCCACTGCAGCAGAGACGGCTAGCGCCATGGATAGGCCGGCAAACACGCCTTGCGGCACTACCTGGCTGAACAGCGGCAAAGCCAGCTCGGCGGCCGTCAGCGCGGCAGACAGCAGCGCCAGGCGGATACTCCAAAACTTGGGCGCGTCCTTGATGTCGTCGATCAGCTTCACGGGTATTTTCTCCGGTCCAGCTCGTAGTGGGGTCCATCCTTAAAGCTCTTCCAATCGCCACCCCAAACCATAGGGATCTCAAGCGACTGGGCCGCCCGCTTCATCGCATCAGCGATCTTGTAATACAGCGGCCAATCCCAGCTAATGCCGGCGCCAATATAAGCAACAAGGTCGACAGCGTGGCCGGTTATGTGTCGACTGTTCATGGTCTGACTGGCACCTGCCGACTTGAGTACACGTTGCCGCTCCACTGTGCGCAAACCCTCAGTAACGCCAAAATCCACATCAGTCAGCGTAATAGCCAGCATCACAACCTTAACCAGGTCCGGATGCACGCCTTCAAGTCGTGACAGGCTGCGCTTGCTCAACTTGAATCTGCTCATTACCTTTCCCCTCGGTCATACCAGCCTGATTCGGTTTCAATCCAGTTCAGCCGCCGCTCGATAGCAACCAATGCCTCGGTATTGGACTTGATGTTGTCCAGGCGCTCGAGCGTGTACCACTGCGCAAAGGCGAATAGCAGCGCTCCAACACATACCGCGCCACGGATAAAGCTCATCGCGCCTTTTAGCTTGCTGTCGGTTTGTTCGCTCAGATCCTCGTTCGACCTGATATCCACGAACGCCCGATCGATTGAGAGCCGGTTCTGGTCGCTCTGCTCTTGCAAGCGGCCGAGCTGGACCTGCATAGCAATAATTACATCCACTTTTGCGCCAAGCTGCGCACCGAGCTGGTCTACCGCACGGGTAAGGCCTGCTATCTCGCCCTTAAGCACCTGAATGTCTCCGTCCACTGACAATCCGGATTCCTTACCAAGCCCAGCGGCTTGACAGCAAAACAGTGAATGAAAAAGGGCTCATATCTCGGCGCGCCTCGGTGGATAACTGATGCTTGAAAGCTATGTGACTCAATGGGACTTGCAAGAGCAGATCAGTCACATTGAATGACAAGCTCATAACCAAGGGGTACACCCATGAGCGCAATCGACAACATGCCAGATGACACATTCATGGCCGTCACCGAAGCCCTCGGCATTGCCGGCGAGGCTATGGACGAACATCAATCGGAAACTCTGCTGATCGTGTCGCTGTCATCCGACGGCAACAACGCCATCCTCGGCGGCAAGATCAACGAAGAATCGCTTGAGCAGTTGCGCAACCTGCTCGATGAACTGGAAGAGAAGGCGGACAACTCCGAGGGCGAAGTCCTGCACATCTGGACCTAATTCATTCGCCAGCCTTTCATGTAGCTGTTTGGCCTTAGCCCTGGCTCCAGGGCTTGAGTCCAGTTGTCTCCGCGTAGACGCCGCATCTTGACCGTCTGCCACTTCAGTTTCCGCTCCGTGGCCCACACCAGCGCAGGCTTTGTTTCACCGTTGAGCGTCACTAGCTGCGCACCTGCGCATACAGTGTCCCTTTTCGGCTTACGCGGCAGAACCTCGAAACACAGCGTTATCTGTGTCATTGCTATCACCCTCATCAAGAGCCCCCTTGACTTGCGGATAAACGAACACGAACCTTCCCGCCCTTCACTACCTCTTCACTTATGCTGTGTCTGGTAATAAACCGCTTGTCGTCGATGCCCAGCGCGTCAGCAATGCCATCCCGGCCGGATTTCATACGCGCAATCAGATTGTCATCGTCATAACTGCGGCGATCAGGCCGAAAGAACTCAAGCTCTAGTACAACTTTCCCTTCTGGCACCTCTGGCCGCGCCTGGCGACACAAGGCATTGCAGTCCGCTCGATAACGCTTGGCAGCCTTGGCTTTTTTCGACCAGTGACCTCGGGCGTTCGGACTCAACTCTTTCGGTGGCCAATCCAGGTCGAATGTCATGCAGGCTCTCCAATCAACTCCAGCGTTAAAGCAAGCAGCTCAGATTCGGTACCAAACTGCTCAATGAACCGGGTCTTATCGTGATGAATGCTGGCAACGACCGGGTGTGCAGTGCCTCGGTGATGGGCCGGACACAGCGGGATAGCCAGGTCATGCCGCGCCCGCTGACTCATCCCCTGCCCTGCGCGCGGATGATGAATCTCTGCAGGTGTGCCTGGCGTGCCTTGGACGTGACATGCAATGCACCCCAGAGCTGCCAGCCTGCCCAAGTGCTTTCTGTGCTGTGCATTCACCGGAACACCCCCCTAACCATCAAAACAATCCGGCGCCAGAGTGACCGCTTGGGCTTGGGCCTGGCTGCGATACCTGCAGCACGACCAGACATGAACGCCTTTTGCTGCTGGACCCCGCTGCGGCGCCCGTCGTATCGCGCCTTGCCCAAGCCAATCTGATAGCCGTAGTCATAGGCCGACTTGTTGCGCTGGGATGTTTTGCTCATGCGGCGCTCCGGAACACTTCAAATTCAGCCATTTCCGTCAACCGCTCTTCCGTCAGAGAAGGCCAGTCCGTTGCCACTAGGTAAGCGCAGCACTGCGCCCAGAAGTCCTGAAACGACTCTTCACCCATTGAGTCATACGACAGGCTTTGCGGTACCGCGCGAGTCAACTTGCCCAGCCCGGGTATATCGAACTCTTCCCGATCGCAGTACACACCCGACTCCATCTGCAGGGCCTTGATTGCGTCGTGCGACTGCATGCCGCTGAATCGCTCGATATTCTGGGTCAGTACCTTACCCAGGCCGTGAACCAAGCCGTTGAATCTGGGATTGCGTGGCTGCTTCAGTTCGGCGCGAATCTTGGTATTCATCTTGTAGCCGCGCTCCTTCAGGATTGACCCATCAGCATCCGATGCCGCCACG